GTTTGGGAATCCTATTTCTGGCAGTCAAATGGAAGTCGATGGCTACGATTCAAAAATTTACTTTTTAGATGACATAAACGCTGACGGCGACACTGCTTCAGAAAGGGTTTCTGGGCCTATGCCTATGTTTTCTCCTGCACCAATCACCTTTGCCGCAGGCATTACAGGCTTGGGCATGGCACAAAAAGCCAGAGCTGATAGTCTTATGGCTGAAGGCGCAACGCATGAGATGGTGTTGGATGCGCTAAGTGGGGCTGCCAGCGAGATTGGTGGTGGCCTTTCGGGCCTTGCTGAGTACACAAGAAACATTCCAAAGCGTATGTTTATGAACGATGAAGAGAGCGATGCGTTAGCTGCTCGCCAAGAAGCTGTGGGAGATTATGCTTCTGAAGGATTAAACTACGAGCCGCGCAGCGAGATGGGTCGCTCTATGAGTCAATCAGCGCAAGAAGGGATAGCTGGTTTACTACAGCCAGCTATGGAGTACGCCAAGCCAGAAGCTGATCGGTTTATGGATTACATTCAAAGCGAAGAGCAACGTAACTCGCCACTAGGCGCTTTGTACAGGGGCGGCAAGTACGTCTACGAAGACATCTTTGGTGAGCCAGAAAGACAAGCCGCCAAGGATGCTTTAGACCTTATCTAACCACCTTATTAAACTCAGCCGTAATTTCGACCTCGATCTCGTAGCCCTGCTCAAGCGCCTCAATGATTGCGTCCTCAAACGAGTTTTCGAGCACGTCTAAATCCTCCAAAGTTTTTACCTTGGACTTAGATATTATTGTCACCTGACGCATCGCCAATCCCTCTGTCTTTTTTCCACATCCTGATGATGTAATCTGATTCTGGCCCAGCGTCATGCTGGCTTTGCAGGACGTGCTTGTACAGCTTCATGGCCTTTGCACTGTCAGCCTCAAGCATCATTCTAAATGATGCCATGTCGAGCGTCTGAAAATACTTTTCCATCTAACCCCCAAATTGTTTCATGTGAAACATTATAGCGTTCTCAAAAACTCTCTGAGGTTGTTATTTGTTACGGCGTCAAACGCCTCCTCAAACACTTCTTCCATACCAAGCTCTTTGGCTAGGGCTTTGATCGCCTTGCGCTGATCTGAGCCAACCCGCCAGATACGAAAGTCATCTGAGTATTCAAAGTACCAGTCGTGCTCAGCCAGCAGCCGCTTTAGCTCTGGCAGGCCATCTACGTTTTTGATCTTACCTTCAACTTCTAATGGGTTAAATTTCATCACTTGTTTCCCTATCGCTTGAGTCGGTACATTGACGCATCGGCTGGCAACTCTCGCGCAAGCTCGTCCATGTACATAAAGTTTGAGTTGTCGGCTTTGCAGTCCTCCATCCAACAGTGGCTGTCGAATTCACTGCCACACTGTGAATGGTGGCGCTGCTGGAAGTTGCACTTGCCGCACACCAACCAGTCTTTCAGTGGTGTGTTTAGAATCTTTAGGCGCTTATTTGTAAGAACCGCGAGTGGTGTGACCTTAGCCCAATGGCACGTTACGCCTTTACCTTTTGCTGCTGCTTGCATCATCTTCATCCTTTTCCGTTGTTGATGTGATCATTATATACTATCCGTGTCTATGTGCAATCATTTATACAAATTAATTTAAACGAATAAATAGTTGTACATAGACACGGGATACCCTACTATCTTGTTTCACTTAGAGGAAAACATGATGACCAATAACGAAATGACAGTTGAAGACCAAATCTTTGCCAAAAACCTGAGCCAGTTTGCTCGCCAGCACGACCTTGAGCCGATTGAGGCTATGTTGCTGCCGGGCTTGTTCCGCAAGGCTTCTCAGCAAACTGACGTGAAGCTGCTCGACCTGACCACTAAATCTTTAGAGGCTGCCGAGGTTGGCGAGTACCTAGCAGAACGCGCTCGCGCCCTAGCGACAACCGATTCAGCCAAAGAGCTTTGGGCTGAATACTTGCAAGAGGGTGCCGCATGAGCGCCCAAGCAAAGAAAATTTTTTACAACCGTGTACGCAGGACGTGTCTCAAGCACAAAATTGACATCGTATACGATGGTATGCCCAATGCAGTTTATGGTGTGGAGCTTGTGAAAGGTGGTCAGGTCATGTTCGCGGATCGCAGTAAAGACAATCGCCCTTTGGATATAAACTGGCAGCGCCTACACGAAGAAATGACCGAATATGGTTACAAAGGTGGTGTGAAATGAGCTTTAAGATAGAAAAAAATATCCCCATCCCACACAAAATTGTCGGCAAGCCGCGCAACGAAGAAATGCACAACCTACTAAAAAGTATGGAAGTTGGTGACAGTTTTGAGGCTGAAACAGATGCTACCAGCAGTATTGGTACTGTATATTCTAAATCCGTCGGCACTTTTATATCTACTGGCAGAAGAAATTATAACTATAAGTTTGTGCAGCGATTGTCTGATGACAAAAAGAAAGTGCGTCTTTGGAGAATCGAATAATGAGCGGCCCAATCAAGCAAATCAACAACATCTACGGCTATGTGCGTGTATCAACAGACGAGCAGGTCAAGTCTGGCATCTCGTTGGAGACGCAGAAGCAGCAGATCACTGAGTTTGTTCGTGAGAAGTACAACCGAGAGGTTGACCAGTTCTTTGCCGACGAGGGCGTCTCTGGCACCCACGCTGTGCTTGATCGACCAGCCAGCCGCGACATGACTGACGTTATTGATCGCCATGACGTGGTGATCTGCACCCGACTTGACCGCCTGAGCCGCTCAAGCTCTGACCTACTTGGCCTGATCCCAGTGCTACAGGACATTGGCATCACCCTGTATTTCTGTGAGCAGTTTGGCGAGATGCCGATTGTTTACCCAGATGCTGCCAAGTCTAAGGGCTTGGACTCAAAGTTTGATATGAACTCTATGGCTAACCAGATCATGCTGATGGTCTTGTCGGCGGTTGCTGAGATAGAACACGCCACCATCAAGGATCGCTTTGCTGCTGGCAAACTAGACTGGGCATCTCGCGGCTACGCCATTGGCGGCTCAGCGCCCTATGGCTTCAAGCACGTTGAAGAAAAGCGTGGTAGCAAGACCCGCAAGCGTCTTGAGGAGGTTCCAGCAGAGCAAGACGTTCTCAAGTCTATCTACAAGCTGCACGGGCGTGGTCTTGGGCCTCGCAAGATTGCCAGACAGGTAAATAGCCTGCACGATATACCGCCGATGTCACATTCCAAGGTTCAACGCATCTTGAATCGCAAATTCCAAGGTGTTCCTTCCTAGTTTTTGTGTAGAATTGGGGTTGATTCTAGGAGATTTTTATGACGGCTCTTGAAGACGTGGAATATTCCATTCAAAAGATCACGGCAATGCTGGAACAGGACTTTATGACTGTTCCTGTGCGCGAGATCCTGACCGACTGCTTGTCGCGGCTTGAAGCCGCCAAATATAATATGGATGCCTGATGGCAAATATTAACGGCTGGGGCCGTGGCACATGGGGTGAAGGCGCTTGGAGTTCTGTACTCCCAGTAAACCTAACAACCGCTGGCGCGATGACCTCTGCGGTTGGCGCTCTGGCTGTTGATGCTGAGGCCAATGTTACCGCCCCAACCCTTGCGATCACCAGTGCAGTTGGCGCGGTTATCGTCCATGAAAACGAAGTCATAAATCTGCCAAGTTTTTTGATTACCTCCGCGCAACAGGGCGGAGCTGTGGTGGTCAACGCAGAGCACAAAGTTCACATAACTGGCGTTTCAGCGCAGTTTGGCGTAGGTATTACGCTGATTTGGAGCGTGATAGACACAGGTCAAACCCCGTCTTACAATGACATTAGCACAACCCAAACGCCTAGCTACTCAATTATCAATATCTAGGTTAAACAAAGGATAAATCATGGCAACATTCATCAACGACCTTCGCTTGACCGAATTAGCGACTGGCGAGGCAAGCGGTTCTTGGGGAACAACCACAAACGTATCGTTAGAACTTCTTGGTGAGGCTATGGGCGTTGGAGCAGAGGCCGTAGCCAACGCATCTACCCATACCATCACAATGGCTGATGGAGCTACTGACCAGTTTCGCTCTACATTCTTGCGCTTAACTGGTGGTGGACAAGCCTGCACGGTAACGCTCGCACCCAACACCGTCTCGCATTTTTGGGTGATGAGGAATGAAACCGCTGCCGCGCTCACGCTTACACAGGGTTCTGGCGCAAACGTAGTTATTGCCGCTGGTCAGACTAAACTGGTCTGCACCGATGGAGCAGGTTCTGGCGCTATCGTCTACGAGATGGACGATCTTGAGCTTGCAGGAAACCTGATTGTGGACGGTGATGCTTCAATTGGCGATGATCTGAGCCTAACTTCAGACTCGGCAGTTTTAAAGTTTGGCGCTGATGGTGACACCACGCTGACCCATACCGATGGCACTGGCCTTACACTGAACAGCACAAACAAACTTACCTTTGGCGATGCTGCCACGTTTATTCACCAGTCATCAAATGGCGTCATGACCATTGATGGCGAGGCAACAATTGACTTAAACGCATCAACTGCCGTTTTAGTATCAAACGATCTCAAGCTCAACAGCGACTCAGCGGTAATTGGATTTGGTGCAGACAACGACACCACCCTGACCCACACCGATGGCTCTGGTCTTACTCTGAACTCTACGAACAAGATCATGTTCAACGATGCCACGCAGTTTATTCACGCGCCAACCGGCACGGTTCTGGATATTGGCGCAACTGACGAGATCGAGCTTACAGCCACGTTAATTGACGTTGTTGGCAACTTGACGGTTAGTGGAGACATTGACCTTGAAGGCGCTATTGACGTAAACGGCACAACAAACCTAGACGTAATTGACGTAGATGGCGCAGCAAACTTCGCAGCAGACGTAACCTTTGCAGATGGCGCAGATATTATTACTGCATCAGCAGGAACCTCTAACACTCGTG